TGTGTTCTGCTAATCCTTTAACAAATGCTGAAAGCTCCTCATTTTTCTCTTTCTCTCTGTTAATTTTTTCTATCATAAAAACTTCCTCTGACTTTTTTATAGGTATGTAAATAATCTCTCCACTCAATTTCTCTGTGTCATAAACAGCAACACAGGGGCGGTGGTTCAATTGAGTTGAAGTAGACCTAGTCATGGAGCCGAGATTATACAGTTCTTTATTTCCAATCTTGTAGTAAAAGCTGGTGTGGTTGTCTCCAGATACTATAAGAGAGAATTTGTTTGTTCTCAAAAATGAATTTGCAGCTACAAAATCTGTCTGTCCTTCCCACAGTTTTTCTTTTACAATCATTCTGTGGGTTATTAGGATATTGAATTCTGATGGCTTAATTATTTCTGGAATATCCTCTTCCCAGGCTGAACCGTAAATAAAACAGTCCCCAAATCTTTGTGGAGAAGTGTCCTTTGAGACTGTGTGGACTTGAGGGCAAGCTTCATAAAGAGCCATAAGGAAAGTATTTTCTCTGTTTCTGAATCTTAAATCGTGCTGTCCCCATGTAAGAAAAATAGGAATATTGTGGCGTTTTATCACAGACAGAATTTCAACAAAAAAACTATAAGGAAGGCTTGGCGAGTCTGTAAAGTCTCCTGGCTGTAATATAGCCTCACAGTTGTATTTTTTTGCACACTCAAACAGAAAATTAAACTTACCACAAACAGTTTGAGCGTAATCATCTATCCTGTTAGTGGGAGTTTTATTCGTAAGGTGTAAATCTCCAGTTACAAGAAATTTCATCTATAACATCTCCTTTATTCTGCTTGTGTCAAGTATTGAACCGCACAAAGGACATATCTTGCTTTTTGAAAGAGTATTTTCCAAATCTTTCTGCTTTGATTCTTTTATCTTTGTCTGCTCTTTTCTGTCTATTTTTAATCTCTTGATAAGCTCTGTCTGGTAACTAACCTCGTCATATTTCTCTTTTTCTGATATGTGTTCTTCTAAATGTTTTTTGAAATCGTTTACTGAATATACTACTTCCTCTGGTATGGACTCTTTTGTCTTTAGTCGTAACTCATTTATGTTTTCAGCTATATGACATACCCTATTCCATTTTTCTCTGTCTGATTTCAGTTTATCAAGAAGCCCCAAAAGAGCCTGTGTGTCCTTCTCCTTTTTTATGATTGGCTGCAATTCTTTTATCTGATGTTTTAGGTATTCTGCTCTTTCTGAAAGTCTGGATATCTCCTCAAATTTTTTCTTTTTAATAAGCAGATTAAACTGCTCTTTTTCAATTTCTGCTAGTTGTCTGTCTGCCAAATCAATCCAGTTTAGGTTTTCTATTTGAGTGTTAATAGATTCTTCCAGAGAGGAATTCTCCTCTATGTTTCTTTTGGTGCTTGTTATTTTAGAGTTTAGGTTTTTGAAAATCACATCTATGATATCAAGACCTACTAGGCTGTTCAGTTTTCTTGCAACTTCTCCGGGAGAGTCATTCAGAAGGAAATAAGGGTCGTGCTGTGTTTGTAGGTTAAAATCAGACAAGCCAAAGACCTCAGACACCTCCTCTGGAACGTCTGACCTAAGAGCTTCGAACTCCTTTGCAGAGGAGTTTGTATTTAATATGTATTTTGTCTTGCTCCCTTCTCTTTCCTTTTCTACAGAGCAGTTTCCCAAGTCTATTTTTACGGATACTTTGTCCTCTTTTTTTGAATACCAATTTTTTATTGAATCTCCTGCAGGTCTATTTTCTGTAACCCATCTTATGGCTCTTATTATACTTGACTTTCCGGAATCTGAGCTTCCTGATATCACATTGAGACCATCGCAGAAATCTATGCGGGTATCTTTGTGGCTCTGAAAGTTTTTGATACTTATTGATTTTATCACATTTATCTCCTTAACAGAAAATCTATCACTATCTTGAATATTCTTTTTCTGTCGTAATATCTACCTTTTGCAAAAGGTTTGTTTTTTGTGGTTCTCTCCTTTGTAGATGCTCTCATGGAGAGTAAAGCATCATCAAATACTTTAGCTAAGTCTTCATCTAACATCCTTCTGAACTCTTGAAGCTCCTCTGTAAGGTATTCAGTTTCAAATGATGGCGGGAAAGAGGGTTCGGATATTTCTGCCAACCCTAAATTTTTCTCTTTTGTCTTTTCTCTCCAATGTTTTCTGTTTTCTGTTTTTATGTAAAATCTTACATAAGAGCTGAAATGATTTAGTATAGGTATATTCTTTTCTGGTTTGTAATATTTTAAGGAAAATAAAAAACAGTCCCAGCTCAAAGATACTATTTCCTGCTTGCTGGAGAGCACAGAATTGGAGTCTGTTGAAGAATTTATCCATTTCATTATATCATCATGCATAGCATAGAACAAGCGATTCCTGATATTTTCTCTTTCTTTTTCACTCTTGCTCAAGTTCATCTGACTGATAAGTTCTCTGTAAATCTCTGTTTTTTCCATTTAAGCATTCAGGAATATTTTCTTTATGGATTTTATTCTTTTTTCTTGAGATAGAGATTCAAATCCATACTTTTCAAAAACTCTAATGAATTTATCCAGGCTGAAACTGTCTTTTTCTGAAACATCAAAAATAGGGATACCTGGGAACGGTAGGACAACCAGAGCAGAGTTATTCTCTAATATTTTTATTCCTTCTTCTGATTCTATTCTCTGCTTTATTTTTCCTTCCTTCATTTTGCCGGACAGATACTTTGCGGCAGTTTTTTCTCCAACTCCATATACTCCGGACACATTGTCTGTTGAACATCCCGCTATGCTTTTTACCTTGCCCCACTCTTCAGGAGATATACCATAATTTCTTGTAAACTCGTCTTTTGTTGTAAGACTTCTCTTTGAAATATTGTATAGGGAGCAATTTTCAAGAAGCTGGAGCAAATCATTGTCGCTTGATATCACCACATTAGTCTCTTCTGGGAAATTGTTTTTTACCAGAGAGGCTATAATGTCGTCTGACTCGTATCCCTCAACTTGAAAAATGTTTGCGAAACCAAGACTTTTTAACACTTTCTCTCTTATTAAATCAAACTGGTGATAGGCTATTCTGTCCTGTCTTTTTTCCTCTTCTGTTCTGTCCTCTCTTCTTCTGTTAATTTTATATTCTGGGTATATCTGTCTTCTAAATGATTCTCTTGAGTCCCAGCAGAAAAAGAATTTTGATGATTCAAATCTTTCTGCCATATCAAAAATAGTTTTCAAGAACCCAAATATTATTTCTGTTCTCCCTCCTCTGTAGGTCAATCCCTGTGACAAGGCAAATTTGTGAACATAGCATACATAATTGGAATCAAAAATTATATTTACATCATTCATCAGAATTTCCTTTTTCTCTCCGGCTTAATGTTTTCCTCTATGTGTGCCCATTCCTTTTCAACCTTTTCAGCTAACTCTCTTTCAAGACCATTTTCCTCTATCATTTTTATTAAGTCATTTCTTGAGTATTCAACTCCGTCCCAAACAATCTTTTTTACTTCAGGACCAAACAGCCATGATATGTTTGAACCAACATCATCTACGCCATAATCAAAAAGAATTGTTAGCTCTGACTCCCTAAATGGTTTTGCTGTTTTGTTCCTTTCAATCTTTGCTCTTATTCTTATCCCATAAGGTCTTGTTTTGCCTTTGAATGTCTTTTTTAGCTTTTCTATCTCAGCAAGCCAAGCAACCTGGTGAGTATAAAAGTCAAGAGCTTTTCCGCCAGACCTGGAATACTTTTTCCCGAACATAACTCCAATATTTTCTCTCACTTGGGATATTATAACCAGCGTGGCGTCCTTTCCTTCCATCAGTCCGCATATATTGTTGAAAAAACTAGCACTACCATATTTGGCTTTTTCAATACCATAGCTACCGTCCTCTGCTTTATCCTTTTTTGCAGCCTGCTCAAATCTCTCCATGCCAGCTTCAGACGTCAAAGAATCATAGGAGTCAAGAATGTATAACAGAAAAGAACCTTTTTTCAAATCAATAACTCTTCTGCCATAGTCTCTTCCAAATGCTTCTATAGTGGGTGTTCTTACCCACTCAACAGCATCTACAAATTTTTCTCCATACATCTCTTCCAAAGGAAAGTCCATAACAGATTCAGCGTTGTTGTAAACAATCTGGATGTCCTTTGGTGTTTCAAATATTTCGCTCTTTACTTTTTTGATGTTGTAAAAACACTGGGCTGCCAATTCAAGAGCTAGCAAGGTTTTGCCGCTTGAACCGTCTCCTACGATGTTCACTATTCTTCCTCTTGCCCATCCTCCCTCTGTCCCTTTTCCAGAGAGAGCAAGATTTAGAAGAGTTAGTCCAGAATTCAGAAATTCTACTCTTGTCTTTGGGCTTTTTGAAAGAATTTCCTCTGATACTTCCTCAACTAAATCCTGTGTTATCTCTCTTCTTTTTAGCATAATTTATCTCTCTTTTTTCTTTTCTTCCATTTCAATTTTATCTGCTAACTCTGCACACTTTGAATAAATTTCCATGTCGCAAACCTTACAGTCTTCCTTTTTATCTATGTCATATCCAAATCTGTGGTTGTAAGGACATTCTGAGCTAGACTTTTCTGTAAATCTTCTCCTTCTTGGAGAAGGGGTCTCCTGCTCTGGTTCTTGTCTGTGTTTTTCTTGCTCAGGAGATTCGTCTGTTTTCTCGGAAGGACTTTCTCTGCGAGAGCCATAATACATTTCTTTAATTTTTTCATAAGGATATAACACTATCAAATCATCTAGAGGAAACGTGCTGTTTAAGATTTCGTCTGTGATGTCATAATCTCTGTCTACAAATTTGTGTCCCTGAACTGTCCTGTAAGCATCAGAGGCAACTTCAAACGCAATTGATTTTCCTACTGTTCTGTCTGGGTGAGAAAAAGCGATATATCCTCCGCTTCTAGGAGATTTCGCTATGGAAAGTATGGGCTTTTCAGAAAATCTATGGGAAACTTCCCAAATCTGAACTCCTTGCTGTCTCTCCTTTTCTGTATCAGAAACAAGAACGTTGTAAGCACATCTTCTCTTTGTGTCTATATCTTTGTACTCTTCCCATTCCATTCCCTCCTGCCTCATTCTGCCGACCTCCTCACATATAGGACAAGGTAGCCCATAATTTTTTGCAGGACACACAACCATCTCATTCAGAGGACCAACGTTCATGTGGACTTCAATATCAATTAGATAAACTATGTCTCCCTTTCTGACTGTTCTTCTACCATAAATTAAAGGGTAATTTTCTCCTGCCTCAAACGGAAGGATGTCAATTATGTGAGGGTCTGTTTTTGTTACTGATGGCTTCCAAAAAGGTAATTCCTCCTCTGTTTTGAAATACTTGTAGTTTATCTCTCCGTCTTTTCTGGCATACGCTTCTTCTGTTCTTTTCCTCAACTGCTCTTCCATTCTTTTTCTGTCCATGTTTCTCTCCTTTTTATTTTCTTCTGTTCATCATAGATTTCTGTAGAGCATCTCTTGCTCCGTCTGAGCTTGACCTCTCTACTGCTGTCCTAGCCTCTACTTTTATACAGGGCGTTGACCAATACCCTGCTATAAACAAGTCTGTTAGTTTTTCAAGAGCTTTTTTACGATGCTCAAATGCTTCTCTTGCAGCTCCCAGTATTTTGGCATTTTTTACTGATTCTAAATAGTCATTGTTTATCTTTTTAAATCTTTCACTTTTTAGTATTTCAGAGGAAACCATAGCTTCTGTTATTTTAACTGAGTTGCTTGCTGCTGTTTCTCTTATTTCACCGTCCAGTTCTGCTTTGGTTAAATCAAGCTGCTCTTTTAATTTGTCTCTTTGGAATTGAGCTTCTATCTCTTTTTCATACCAGTTTATAAATTTCTCTGGCTGCTCCTCCCACTCTTTGTCGAGAGCAAATCTGTTTATTCCCAAATCTTCTCTGTATGCTTTTTCGTCGCTCATTTTTCCTCCTATTTTAATTATAGCTTGATTTATTCAAAGTCCTAAATTTTTAATTTTTTCATAAAAGTTTTTTATGCCTTCCTGGAAGGCAGAATAATTTTCTCTGTTGTATAAGACGGAAGCAGGATGGATACACCAGCATATCCACGCTCTGTATTTTTCATTCCATTCTGTTGTTCCTGTCAAGTCTGTTATGCCAGACTCCTTCTCTGTGAAGAATTTCAGAGGGGTGTTTCCAAAGGCTAATATAATGATTGGTTTGGTTTCTTTTAACTCCTCGTCAATCCATTTTGAACAATGAGCTATGTGCCTTTTTGTAGGGGTCTTTGTTTTTGATGGATAGCATTTTACCACATTAGTTACATGAAACATTTTTCTGTCAAGATTGTATCTGGATAATTCTTTCCACACCTCCTTTCCTGACCTGCCATATAATGGTATTCCTGATTCATCCTCTTCAGTTACGGGAGCTTCACCAACTATGGCTATGTTATAAAATCCTGGTGAAAATGTAACAGGCTTACTACACTCCTGTCTCAAAGCACAGTCTGAGCAATTCTCTACCTGTGACTTAAAGCTTGTCCTCCTTCTTTTGATAGCTTTTATACCCATGTCTCCTATGTCGCATCTTCTCAGTTCATCATCAAACCATATCTCGGAACAATGTATGCTTGTAGTCCTCATGGGTCTGTTTACTTTAGCTACAGCAAAATCCCCACTACAATGCTCTACTCTGTCCTTTTTCTTTAGATATAAATCTGAGTTGAAAACTATCATAGCGAAATCTGAGTGGTCTTGAAAATTACCATAAACACCACCAAGGTTGTCTGCCAAGCCTGATGCTCCTATTTTTTTCTCGTATGTATCCAGCTTTCCTCTATAACCAAATTTTATTTCAGTTATCAGTCCAAAGTAATTTACCCACGTTTTGTCTATAACTTTGAAATCTATGTCTGCTATATTACCAATCTCTAGACCATTTTCTTTTAATGTCTCCACAATTGTTCTTATCTCTCCAGCAGGGTCTCTATTTAAGCTGAATGACATCAGACCATCAAGTTTTTTATAATCTAACTCCTTGTCTGTAAATGCTCCAACTGCATCTAAAGATTCAAGAATCTTTTTTGATAGTTTTACAGAAGGAATTTCTCCGTTCCTTTTTGCATTTTGTAATTGCTCCTCACATTTTTTGGCTGTGGTTTCTCCGATGCCATTCACTTCTATATATGGAGCGTAGAGTTTATTATCCCCAACAACCCAATCTTTAGCTTTAGATATTCCTGCTTTTGGAGAAACAACATCAATTCCCATCCTATGTGCTTCTTTTACAAGTAAATCCTTTTTGTCCTCAGAACCGTAGGTTAAGCTTGCACACATAAACTCCTCTGGGTAATAAACCTTACAATATTGGTCCCAGTAGGTTATTATGGAATATTCTACTGCATGGCTTTTGTTGAACCCGTATGAGCCAAAGTTTGCAAGTTCTGACCATAGTTTTGCGGCGGTTTCTCTATCAAGAGTCCCTCTGGCTTCACATCCCTCTGCAAACATATCTCTGAATTTCATGAACTGTTCAACTCCCTGTGTTTTGCTCATTACTTTTCTTACTGTGTCTGCTGTTTTCCAAGGAAGCCCACCCAAGTCATACATAAATCTCATAACTTGCTCTTGGTAAAGTATAATCCCGTAGGTGTCTTTTGTAATGGACTCCATGTGCTCATTTAGGTGTTTAAACTTTTCTCTGCCTGTCTTTCTTAACTGGAAAGTTGAAGTCATACCAGACCTCAAAGTCCCTGGTCTGTATAATGCTGTTGCGTGGACAAGCATGTTGAAATCTTCTATGCCAAGCTCCCTACAGAATTTTATTAGGCCAAGAGAGCCGACTTGAAATGTTCCTACGTTGTTTCCTTTAGAGAACTCCTCAAACACCTTTGGGTCGTCTAAAGTTATCTCGTCCCAGTCTATGGTTATATTTCTTCTCTCCTTAACTAACTTTTTTGTTTTATCCAAAACAGTAAGAGCGTTTAATCCAAGTATATCCAGTTTCATCAGTCCTACATGTTCTATGTCGAATTTATCCCAGTTTATTATTTTCTCATCGTCCTTTCCTTTTCTTAAATATCCTCTTTTCCCTTCTCTTAAGTCCTCTTTAGAAATGACTATGGCAGCTGCATGCTGACCAAATCCACGGACTTGTCCTTCCATCCTGCTAGCTATGTCTGCTACTTCAGGATATTTCCTCTTAAATCTCCTTCCGTCCTCAAATGTGGCGAAAGCATCTTCTATTGTAAAATCAGCTCTGAAGTCTCCTCCTGACCTTTGTACTATACTTTTTGACGCTGCGTTAACATCAGACAAAGGAATATCAAAAACTCTTGAAACATCTCTCAAAGCTCCTCTTCCTTTCATAGAGGAAAAGGTGGAAACAGAGCACACATTATTTTCTCCATACACGTCTTCCAAATGCTTTCTTATTAGTGGTCTTTTTATATCCTCAAAATCCATGTCTATGTCTGGTAAGTCTATTCTGGCAGGAGAAATAAATCTTGCAAATACAAGCTCGTATTTTATTGGGTCAACACCGGTTATGCCCATAAGGTAAGCAACCAGACTTCCTCCTACAGAGCCTCTCCCAGGACCAACCATGATGTCGTTCTTTTTGCACCAGTCAACAAGCTCCCACACTATCAGGAAGTATCTTGAAAAACCAAGATTGATTATTGTTGATAACTCCTCATCAAGCCTCTCCCTATACACTCTCAATCCTTTTACTTTCCCCACAATTTTTTTTTCAAATCCTTTTTCGCATATTTCCGTTATCACCTCCGAGTCGTCTCTTCCCTCAAATCCTGGCACCAATGGTAGTTCAACTTTTCTTTCTGGTATTTTGAATTTACATTTTTCAGCAATAAGCATTGTGTTTGAAAGATATTTTAATATTTCTCTATTTGAAAACACACCTTGTCTCTGAAATTCATTATACATCTCCTCTGCTGTTCTGACATATAATCCCTCAAAAGAGAATTTCCATCTGTCTGGGTCTTTCCATTTTGCTTGTCTTTGTACTGCAAGAAGAACTTCCTGTAATTTGGAATCCTCCTTGTTCACATAATGGCAGTCATTTGTAGCTACTATAGGGATATTATACTTTCTGGAATAATTATAACAAAGCTTATTTACTTCAACTTGCGGAGCGAAAATATGCGGCATCACTTCTAAGAATAAAT